CTTTGCCTGCTTCACTGCTTGTTTGACAAACTTGCGTACTGCAAGTGTCACAGGATGATATAGCTCTAGGCTGTCAGCTTCATACAATGACTGGCTATCGCCATGATCCAGTATGTACTGTTCAATCTCTGCCTCGTGAGAAGCCTTGAGCATATGCGTAATGTCCTGACCCTTACGCAACTTAGTATCATATGGATCGCTTACCACGACTTTCCACTTGTCTGTTGTCACATCAAGCTGACCTATATGATATGGCTCTGGCTCCCAATGCACGTCTGCCTGAACATCTACATTGACAGATTGGCTTCCCTGCCATGTAAGATCCATATTGAGCTTGACACGCTTTGAGCCTTTTCGAACTGTCTGAACTTCGTTCATCTCATCTTCTGCCCATTTTTCTGCTATCTTGTAAGCGTCTTTAAGACCACCATAGTAGCTGTTCTGCTTCTTGCCTGTCTTGTTGTCACGAATTTCATAACCTTGCGGGCGTTCTCTGCCCATGTAAAGCGGATTGACTTCAAATCTTCCATCTGATGACTTCCTGAAGTCAGGGTCATCGGGATCGCGTACCCACTTTATCTTACCCACTTTGCTCTGCCCTCAGCTTGTTTAGCTCGTCAATAAGCTGGGCATAGGTCATTAGTGTCTTTGCCTTTTCCTGTCTTGTCTTGGCTTTGAAAACATCAGGTAGCTTCTCAAAGGCTTCATAGATCCGCTTCACAAGTGACTTGTCTTTGACGTGCTTGAAGCTCTCGTACAACTCGTTCTCAAACTTCTTGGTTATCTTGTTTGCAAACTGGTCGAACGCTCTGTTAGAAGTAGACCTAATATACTCATTGATAATCTGCTTCTGAATAGGGTTCAGCACCTTGGCGTACTTCTCATTGAACTTCTTGACAATGAAGCGCATTGTCACTTCATCAATGTCTTTGATTTCCTCGTGGTTCTCTTTGGTCTCGTGCAAGAACCTGTTGATTCTCGCTACCTCTGTATTCTGCAACAGATGCTTGCAAACCTGCTCCTCCAGAATCACTTTATCATACACAGCAACTTTCTTGTTGCGAGCATTCTCCATAAGCGTCCACAATGAACTGTAAATCTTGTAGTTAGGAATGTAGGCCTTCCAGAATGACTGGTCAAAGTTGGCCTTGATTTCCTGAATCAGATGATACTTCTCATGCTTGAGCTTTCTCTCGTCTAGGCCCTTGGCCTCTTTTAGCACTTCTGTTAGCAACCTTGAAGCTGTTCCCCACTTGTCCACCTCGTTGTAGAGAATGGTGTTGGCAAGCTTCAACTCTTCGTGTAGTGCTGTTCCTTTCTTGAAGTACTTCTTGATGAGATACAGCGACTTTCTGGCACCAATAGCGTTGTTCTTCTGAGCCAGATTGGAAACTATCTGCTGTGTAAGCAGTTCAAAAATGAGAGGGGTATTCTGTCTGTTATTTGCGTGTCTCATCGGTGTTTCCCATTGGTGAATCATCCTTATTTTGTTTCAGATTCTCTTTCATATTCATAAATATCTTCGCCACATCTTTTGAAATTTTTGACTGTTCTCGTAACCCACCATCAATCCAGTCGTACTTCTTCTGGAGCTTGATGATTTCCAAATCCTTTTTATCATCTGGGTCAAAGAGTTCTCTGTCCTCGCCTTCCTCCTCCAGAGCATCATTTTTGTTCTGGGTCGTCATGGCCATTGGACTATTCTTGGTGTTCTTGAAGGCACTCTTATCATTCTTTCCCGGTTCCAGAGGGTTCTTTGGAGGCTTTGGTGCTGCTGGTGAGCTTCCACCACCTTCACCTCCCGGAATCACATCAATTGGAGGCTGTCCCGGTTGAGATTCCTCTCCACCTTCTGCACCCTGAGGCATATTTGCCTGCTGGATGATCTGGTCAATCACCTTGAGCTGAGAATTGTATCTCGTATCTCTTGCAATACCCACATTGATGTCACGAATTTGATCATCGGTATGCTTGAGAATATGCTTCATGGCATAAGTTCTATCAGCTCCCAGTGTGCGTACTGCAGTCTCATAGGCAGTGTATCTAGAACCTATCATTTCAAGCTTCATTTGCTCTGCTATGTTTGAAGGATTTGATAGGTAAAGCTTGAAACTGGTGAGGTCATCAGGGTCTTCAATGCCAAGAGCAAACAAGTGAATCATGGCCAGCTTGTTCAACTCAGAGATAGCCATCTTCTGGATCCTCTGAATCGTTCTTGCAAACCTCATGTCCTCCTGTGAAAGTGTCGTTTTGCTATTGAGTTGTTCCTCAAACGTCAGGTAAGCTCTTGGAATACCCAAAGCTGCAATCAGATTGTTTTGGACATATCTAACATCATCAATATCGCCAAGGTTTGTGGCACCACCAAGAGTATCAATTGTGGTTCCGCTCTGTCCACCACGTACCGCAAGGAAGTAGTCCTCCTCTTGGCTATGAACATTGAACCTCAAGTCCACTCTTCCCTCTGAATCAACCATTGGCTGACGCTTGAGAATATCCTTGGCCTTGTGCATGAAGGCAGGAATTTCGTTTGCAGGCATATTGCCCACGTCTAGTTTGAAAACCCTACGCTCAGGTGCGCGCTGAATACGATAAACGAGCATAGCATCTTCGATAAGGTTCAACTGTTTCCAAGTTCTGCGTCCAGATTCCAACAGACTCTTACCGTAGGGCAAGAATGTATCATCACCAATTACTCTGAAGTGGCAAATCTGGTAGTTCTGGAAAATGGCATTTGAGGCTGCATTCCAACGATACCGTACCGAATGAATGTCGCCATCGTATCCCTCTTCCCTGTCAATTTCCACTGTTGGAAGCGGCATAAAGCTTACAATACCATCATCTTCAAGCACATCAAGCAACAGGAAAAAGTCTCCATACTTGGACATATTTCTTACCCAGTGCCAAAGGTTGTAGTCAACATTCAAACGGTCATAAAAGAGTTCATATAGAATATCCTTGACCCTACTGTTAGTAGAGACGATCTTCATCACCATACCATCTTCATTGTAGGTGGTTGCGTCATCAGCCCAGATGTTCAAGGCAGTTGAGATGATTGAACTGCTGATGTCCATAAGTTCGTAATCTCTGGTTCTTGCCAATCTCTCGGTAGATCCAGCAAGACTTTGCATATACTGATTTGAAGCAGCGCGAGCAAACAGATTAAAGATGCGCTGTTCATAACGAGTTGATGGACGATCTGCGTAGGTGCGAGCACGTACAGAAGGTCGCTTTAGAAGTCTTTGTAGTCGTTTGTAGAAACGTGTGTCGCGCGATTGAGCCATAATTAGCCTTTATTCTCTGTCCAAGAGCCATCTAAGATCCTCATCAATATGAGGAACTTTGTACTGGTCGTATTTCTTCCTTTCTATCTCTTGTTGAATTGATACATCTTCGGCTACAGAGCCGTGTTTCTGCACTTCCATTACTCCTAGCATGGCGTTCACTTGCTCTGAGTCTTTTGAATACGACCTGAGTGTAGTGTTCCTTGCAAAGAGTCCGATGCCTGCACTTATGGTTAGGTCATCGTTGTAACCCTCAAGCGCTTCTGCTTTGACTTTATTGCCCTCGTTGACCCAAATGAAGGTCTTGAGTTCATCAAGAAGCCTTGAGCTATACATCTTGAATTCCTTGCTTCTCAATCCCTCTGACAGTGCAGAGATAACAAGAGGTCTTGTCCTCATGGTAGTCTGGAATCCCGGAATCTTGTTTGGTCCGGGGAGGTTCCAGTTCAACGGGTCAAAGAACATGACGTTCTCATTCTTGCGGGTCCAGTAGAGATTGTGATACTGCTCATCTAGAATCTTCTGAATGGTTGCAAACCCTACTGAATTGTTCTCTACAATGAGCATGGCTTCGTTGTACCTGTGAGAAAGTTCAAGTAGAACTTCACCAAAGGTCTCAGGCGGAATCTTACCACGATACTCCGCACACTGTTCCATTGTATCAAGATCAATCACATGAGCAGCACAGAAGTCCAATCCATCACCTCTGGCTACGTCACCGCATACTACATAGCTCTTTCCCGGCTGTGACTCTACCCATACCCATGTGTTACCGTCAAAGCCTTCCTTTGACACAGGCTCCTTGACAACCTCTTTTTCGTAGTAGGCAATAGTTTCGTAGTCAATGACGGTGTTACCTGATTTCTCAAATGAACATTCATGTTCCTGTGCAAAGCCTACGGTGCCAAGGTCTGCAAGTTCCGCATCTGCCCAGTCTTGGTCTCGCTCTGGGTGTAGATACCAAGGCAGTTTCATCGTTACGAAATTGAGATTGCTATAGGCCTCATCCGCCTGCCCCTGCTCTGCTTCCACGTACTTCTTGTGGAACCAGTTTCCTACACCTTTAGGAGTGCTCATAACGATGCAAGCTCCACCAGTTGATAGAGTTGGACGTGCAGCAGTCCACACCTCATCAACCTTATCAATCAAAGCTGCCTCGTCAATGATTAGGAGGGATAGGGCTTCAGATCTACCTGATGCCTTGGTGGTGGTAGTCGACTTGATTTTAGAGCCATTTTCAAGCTCCAAACTCTGTCGGTTATCCACCACGATTTTTGGACGGATGAAAGGAGGAACGTTCTTGAGGAAGACCCTACACTTCGAAATGAAGCCAGTGGCAACTTCCCCCTTGTTTGCAAGGACTAGGACTTCCTTGTTGTTAAAGAATGAGGCAAACCAGCAGGCATACCCCGCCATAGCCGTTGTAAGACCTAGCTGTCTGCCTTTAAGAATGATAACAAAACGATTGAGTAGTATTTTCTTGATGACATCTCTTTGAAACGGATACAGCACAAAACGAACCAAACCCTTCATTGGGTGTCTTACTTTGCCATGACGCTCTATGTAATGTATAGGGTCTTGCCTACAGGCCTTAATCTCATCGAGAATACTAGCTTCGTCTAGTCCTTTGAGTTGTGGTTGATTTGTTGTAGACATTATCCAATAGACTCTTGAACGTTAGCTCGTCAATAGTCTTTTTGTTCTTTCTCTTGTTTAGGAAAAACCGTAACCTTGTCTTGTCATGGAACTCAACAATGACAGAGGTGAACTTAGGGCTGACCTCTGTGACTTGTCCCTGCCTTCCCATGTAACTGACCTTCCTGCCCACCTTCAATTCTTGCAGAGCTGATATCTTCTTGATGCGTTCGCTTTCAATCTTGTCTATGATTTCAACAAGAAGTTTAGGATCGAATCTACTTGCCTTTCTTTGCTTTGCCATTCGTCTTTGAGGGTTTGATAATCGCAAACCACTTTCGATAGTGAATCCCCTTTTCGACTTCGAACCATCTTCGAAGAAACACTTCTCTTGACATCCTCTTTGTGTTAGCAAACTTGTTGCCATCTGCATACTGATAATTTGAAGGATCAGCAATCTCAACATAGTCTTTATTGATTCCAGTAATCACTGCATAGTGCCCATTCTTTCCATTTGGTGGACCCCAGTCTTGATACAGGATCAGTACAGGTATCTTCCTTTCAAGCCATCTTCGCATCTCAGTAATCGTTGCATTGTCTTTGCTCCAGAAGCTGAAACCATACTGCCTTGCAAGGTATCTCATTATGGGAACATCGGTTCCGTCCTCTTTGATTTCCCCTGCTTCAACAAGCTCTTGCTCAGATACAGATACGCCATAGAAATAGAAAATGCTTCGCAGGCTTGCAGGCCCGCAAGTATAGTTACGAAGTTGCTTCCTTGCCCTGAACTTCTTTAGCATTCCTTTCTTCTAAGGCCTTTTCTAGAGCTTTCTGCCTCTGTTCTTCCAATGCCTTCCCAACTTCTGCCCTGTTTATTGCTTGGCTGAGACCGGGAAACAGTTGTCTCATCAACTCAAGGGCTTCGTTGTAGTCGAGAGTAGAGCTTCTGCGTATCACTCTCACCAGTTCATATTTCAGCGTTCTCGCATTCATTTACTTAGGAAGGGTGATTCTCTTTCTCCTGTCATTTTCATCAACTGCTTCGAATACGACTTTAGTATCTGTATCTTCCAATACCTTCATCACGAACACTTCCTCAATCACTCCCTTCCGATTCTTGTACTTGATTGGGTTGTTCTCTTTGACTACAAGCTTTCTCTTTTGCTTTACGCGAGGTTCAGATACTCTGACTTGACTTGGCTTCTCTTTTGTTTCCACCACCTTAACGGCAATAGGAGCCTCAAGCTCTACCTCAGCCTTCCACGGCTTGAAATATCTGTCCTCCACAATGACTTCAATAGAGGCCTGAGCGCTATTCTCTTTCAGAAGCTTATCCAATCTTGGGATGGTAAATTCGCAGGTGCCCTTGTCTTTCATTGTACCTTCGAATACCAATGACATACCATCAGATTCCAGCAGAAATCTAGGCTTTGCCTTTTCTGATGTCCCCGCCACCTCTATTTGAAACTCTACGGTCTGTGTTTTGTCTTTTTGGAGCTTCATGTGCGACCACCTTGATACGGGTTGGTTGCTGTTCCTTGATTTCTTGGATGCGGACTGATATGTCCTTTCCACTTAGAACGTAATCTTCGGAAACCCTAATCTGAATCTTGTTGAGGTCGTCTTCATTGAATATCTGCTCCTGAATGAAGCTCTTTCCCTCTTCGTCAAAAACCCTAACTCTGACTCTTCTTCCGCCTGCCTTACCTCTGGCACCTCCCGGTCCGGGAGGGAGAATCGTAATCTCAACCTCTATGTCAGGACCATATCCCCATGTTGGAAGCTTGCTATCAATTGGATCAAGTCCCAATGTAGGAATTGACATTAGAAGTAGATTTCAAGTGTATCGTCTTTTGCTTTGATCTTCTTGAAGTCAATTTGCCAACCCAACAATTCTTCAAATTCTGATACATCAGTAAGGGTGGCAGTATGGGGCAGTTCTACAATCACAACATTATCTTTTGTCCACATATCATAGTTTCCCATATGATTCTGTATAAGAATTCCACGGACTTTGTGATAGTTAGATGATTCTTTGATAAGCCGAACTAATTCTTTCATACTGGATCTCTCCTAACAACTCCTGTGAGAGATGGCTGGTCAAGTTGATCATACAAGTTAAACTCTCGAAGAACTGTTGTTCCATCATCATGATACAAGAACAACTTATTTCCACTCATAGCCCAGCGACCAATCAAGACTTGGTGGCTTGCACTGAGCGCCTCTCCCATTGTTCCCGCAGATACAGAACTTCCTGAAATCGGAGTTCCCCATACCGCGTCACGAATTGCTATGTTATCAGTTGAGGCTGTTACACCTGTAACGGTAATGCTACTGAGGACTGAAGTCCCTGCATTTGTCCAGACATCATCAGGAATTGCAGTAAGAGCTTCGCCAATTGTGCCTGAAGATATAGCAGAAGCAGTTGTCGGTATTGACCAAACAGCGTCTCGGATGGCACCAGTATCAACCTCAGCAGTTGCTCCCTGTGCTGTAACAGTTGAGACAACCAAAGTAGCAGCAGCAGAACGCAGAACGTTCACCTGAGTGAAGTCAGAAACTTTGATAGGCTGGCCCGAAAGCCCTCCCACCAAGTTTCCGTCTGTCACAAACACTTGCTCAAAGGCAGTTCCTGACCTATCCTCAAACTTCAACTGCCAATCGTCAAGAAGGTCTACAGTGATACCAACTTGGACAGCACCACCAAGGCTGTCCTTTCCAGCAGCATTGATGATTTTTGCAAAAGACATTCCAATATCCGACTCTTCAGCATCACGAGTTAAGTCCACTACATTTTGACAAGTAACAGAGGAACTTGCAGAAGTAACAGTGATTACCTTTGCGGTGAAATCATAATGCCAGCCGCTAACTGAGTACTCATATGCCATTTGCCCCTCATGCTACCTTATGTAATGGTTACAATAGCGTCTTCAGACCTAATAGCAGCCTGTGACAGACCATCAGACTCAATTGTTGATTCAATCTCGAACGGAATGATTCCAATTTTCCTTACACGAATCACGACTGGAATATTAGTTGAGTGAACCATGAAGTTAGCCTCAGTTGCAGCAGTTGCTGTTGCATCAATGAATGGAACATAGAGATAGTCATTTTCATCATATGCAGACACTGTAGTTACGCCAGAAGACAAGTCAAATGATGATGTTGATTCAGTCCATCCAGTGAATGCGTACTGGTGCTCCTCTTGTGATGAACTATCCCATACTCTAAGCCTTCCATACTTGACAGTTTCAGATGAAATTGACCCCGGATTGTTGTCAATGTAGATTGTAGATGCACCCAATGGGTTTGTTGCATTTCCAGACAGAGTGTACTTGTTCTTTACGATTGCTCCTCCAGCAGTCACAAGCTCTGCAACGAATACACGGTCCCCAGTTGAAAGTGATGTAACCTGAACCGTAACCTTGTTAGGCGGATCCTGAGTTACACCGTTGTTATCAATGAGTGAGTAGTTCTTGATATCGGCTGTTGCAAGGTCACTGATGTATATTCCTTGAGCACCGAAGAACTTACCCGTATAGGTTCCGAATGGAGCTGTCTTGACAGGAGTGAAGGCAGCAGTGAGTGAAGATTCTTGATAGATGTATCCAGAAATCGGGTTTCCAGTTCCAGAGTCAATGTTGCCTGCAGATAGACACAGATACTTCAGCCACTCATAAACATCTGCAAGAGACTCTTGCTGACAGTCCACTTCAATCTTGTATGGTTGTGCACCATTACCGTTGTCAATGTCTCTCTGAATGTTAGATGAGGCTTGCCCAACGTGAGTGATGGTTACAGTTGTAACCGAACTTGCTGTCAGTGCTGAGATAGCTGTCGTGTTGAAGCCATCTGAACCTTGAGCCAACGGAACAGCATTACGTCCTGATGGAACACGAATTTCAAAGTGGTCATAGTTGAAGCCCCACTCTCTAGCATAGACAGTCAAGTAGTAGTTCTGGATTGCTGAACCGGCTTCTTGAACCATCGCAAGGATGTCAATCTGTCCAGATCCCCACCAAGGGCTTATGATGCCCGGA